ATGGTAAATTTATAGTTAAACCAAGAAAAAAATTCTCTTTAAAACCTAAATTTGATTTTAGTGAAGTAAATTTAGGAGATGTAAAGCAAAGTTTTAAACGACCTGCTGTTGAACTTAAAACAAAAAATAAAAAATTACCTGATGTTTCTGTTGAACTGTTTAAAGAATATACAGATGTTAAAACACCTTTTTATGAAGACAAAAAACAATCTAAAGGAGTTGTTGGTAAAATTGGAGGAAAATATGGTAGAGTACGAGGGCAGATTGCTAAAGATAATAAGACAGGAAAAATTTCAAGGCAACTAAGTATTGAAGGTAGTTTTGATTTTGCAAAGGGAGGGTTTGCAAAGAACTATTATAAGGATATACTTTAATTATGAAAAATTCACTTAAAAATCCAGATAAAGCTGACCTTGATGGAGATGGGGTTCTTACAAGTTATGAAGAAAAAAGAGGGAGAGCTATTGAATCAGCCATGAGTAATCAGGTAAAAAAAAAGAAATTTGGAGGCATGGCAGTTCAAGGTGTAAAAGACCCAACTAAAATTCACAGAAGTTAAGGTGATGTATGGCAACTTCAGATTCAACTACTTTTGACCTCAATATTGATGATATCATTCAAGAAGCTTACGAAAGATGCGGTAAGCGAACAAACAGTGGTTATGATTTAAAATCAGCAAGACGAAGTCTTAATATTTTATTTAGTGAATGGGGAAACCGAGGGGTTCATTTATGGAAAGTTGAATTAAAAGAGCAGTTGTTAACAGCGGGCACTTCAACTTATACTGCACCAACAAATGCAAACGACATTCTAGAGGCATATATCAGCACCACAACAGGAACGACTTCTTCAACTAATGATGTGTCGCTAACGAAAATTAGTAGAAGTGAATATGCTGCTTTACCTAATAAAGGTTCAACAGGACAACCTTCACAATATTATGTTGACAGACAAACCATTCCACAAATTACTTTATATCAAACACCCAATGCTTCAACATATACATATTTGAAATATTACTATTTAAAAAGAATTGAAGACGCTGGAGCTTATACTAATACGGCTGATGTAGTATTTAGATTTATTCCGTGTATGGTTGCTGGGTTAGCTTATTATTTGTCTATGAAATATAATCCACAGGTAGTTCAACAAAATAAACTTATTTATGAGGATGAATTACAAAGAGCACTTGTAGAAGATGGTCAAAGAACCTCAGTATACATAACACCACAATCATATTACCCAACCAGATTATAAGGAGAGAAAAATGAAAGGATTACGATTAAAAACAGGTGGAGATGCAAATTTAGAATTTATAAAAGGTGTAAGTCCTGTATTAGCTCAATCTTATAGTGCTATGTTATCTAATATTAAAGACCCAGCAAAACAAGATACTTTTAAAAAAAGAGCAGGACAACAAATTGCAGCGTATAGAAATATGCCTGAAGAACAACAAAAAGCTTTTGTTTCAGAGATGACTACTAAATATTCATCACCAACAAAAGAAACTTTTAGTGATATTAATAAAAGTCTAGAGGGCAAATATAGACCTGTATATCAAGTTGCTGCAGTAAGGAAAAGCAAACCAACTGTGGCTAAAGATATTTATAAAGAATTAGGATTAGCTAAGACAGGAGGAATTGCAATCAGAGGAAATAAATTCAAAGGCGTTTTTTAATGAAAGGTATGAAGTTGTATAAAAAAGCTGTAGGAGGATATCTGTCAGCGTTAGAAGAATCTAAGCCTGAGTTGTTTAAGACTATAAAAAATTACAGAGATAGATTAAGTGGTGGTGAGCAAGAAACTTTTGATAAAAGAGCGAATATTCAATATGCCGCAACTATGAATATGCCTAAAAGTCAGAGAGATGCTTATATATCATCAATTGAAAAAGAATATTCAAAACCTACAGATGCACAATTTAAACAGGTGAAAAGCAGTTTAGGACAAAAGTTTAAACCGACTTATACTTATATTGCTAAAGACTCTGATAAACCTGCTGCTACGACTGGTTATTATAGAGACTTATCATCTGAAATAGCTGAAGCAGATAAAAAATTAAAAGCCTTAACACTTACTGAAAGCAAAACTAGACAAGTACCTGTTTACACTTACTACGAGGGAGCTAGTGGTCCTCCAGGATTAGCAGGAAGTAGACCAGGTGTGGCTAGAATGACAACACAAATTCCAAAAGGCTCTACTTATTCTCCAGGTGGACGACAAGGGTTTCAGTCAATTCCTGCTGGTTATACGAGTCCATCAGGGCAAAGATACTCAAGAACAGGTAGTAAAAATGTTACAGAAACATTTACTCGTCCTCAAAGAGCAGGTGATGAGGAATACGATAAACAATTTGCTGCACTTCAAAGACTTCAGAAAAGACATGATAATAGGTTTCTATATCATCAATATCAACCATCAAAGGGTCTTACAGGACAAAATGTATATTCAAATATTGGACTTAGTAATACACAGTCAATGCAACCAAAACCTTTTGTTAATCCATATGCTTCTTATGGCACTTCTTTTGGAACAGCAAAAAAAGGTGGAGCTGTTAAAATGAGTAAGGGTGGTAAAGCAGCTATTCGTGGTAAAAGATTTACGGGGGTATATTAATGGCATACGCAAGAGGAAAATATGCAAAAGCAATTTCAGACCGCTCAGGTATGGCATTTCCTTATAATGAGATGGTAAGAGAGTGGAATGGCTCACTCGTTCATAAATCAGAATACGAAGCTAAACATCCACAGATAAGAAGAAAACATATTACTGCTGACCCAATAGCTTTAGCTAATGCAAAAAGTCAAAAATTTCAACAACCCATACAACCATTTATCAATGATTCTACAGCAGACCAAACAAAAGCTGATTCAGGAGGAGGAGGTCAAATAGTTGTTAATTTAACTTTGCCAGGAGACTTTGCATTTAGAACAGATGGTTCAATGTCCTTAACTTCGACTGAAGCTAATCCGACTTACGGAAGTATGGTTCCAGATGATGGTTCCGCTGAAAATAGAAAAAGAGAATTAACTGCTGAGGTTGGTAATGTTACTGTTGATGCTCTCGTTATAACTCAAACTTTTGCTGTTACTGTAGTTGGAGGTAACCCTTCAAATCATCCATATCATAATGTAGGGTCGACTAACAAATTTGCTATAGATGGGTCTACAGCGACTGCTGATGTAACATTAACTTTTAAAAGGGGTAAAACTTATCGTTTTGACCAAAGCGATTCATCAAATGATAACCATCCTTTGAGAATAAGTGCAACAGCAAATGGGACTCATGGAGGCGGCACTGAATACACAGTGGGAGTTGTGACAAATGGAGTTGCAGGACAAAGTGGAGCTTACACACAAATTACTGTCGCAAGTGATGCTCCTACATTATATTATTATTGTCAAAACCACTCAGCGATGGGGTGGACTATAAACGTTGAGGATTAAATTATGGCAATAACACACGCAAATTTTTTAACACAAGTAAGAAACTACACAGAAGTTGATAGTAATGTATTATCAGACACTTTAATTGACCAATTTATTAGAAATGTAGAATTAGATATTGCTGGTAAGGTTGACTATGATGATTTAAGAAAATATGCAACGACTTCAACTATTGCATCACAAAGATATCTAAGTATGCCTTCGGATTTAATTTATTTGCGTTCTGTTCAAATAACAAATTCTGGTGTCAGAGATTTTTTAGAAAAAAGAGATACAAGTTTTATTTCAGAGTATAATTCAGGAGATGCAACAGGTGTGCCTAAATATTATGCAAATTGGGATGACCAAAATATAGCAATTGCACCTATTCCTAATGCTGCTTTTACAATTCAAATTAATTATATTATTGACCCTCCTCATTTTACTTCATCAAACTCAACATACTTATCAACTTACTATGAAAACGTTTTATTGTATGGTGTTTTAACTGAATGTTTTTCTTATCTAAAAGGACCAATGGATATGTACAAATTGTATTTAGACAAGTATAATGAAGAGGTTCAAGCATTTGGATTACAACAAATGGGACAAAGAAGAAGAGGGCAATATGAAGAAGGAGTACCTAGAGTACAAATTCAATCACCCTCGCCTTAAAAAATGGAGTAATTATGGCAATAACAACTAGTGTAATATGTAATTCTTTTAAAAAAGAACTTTTTGAAGGAACTCACAATTTTAAACAAACTGGTGGTAATTCATTTAAATTATCGCTGTATACAAATAGTGCTGTTTTAGGTAAATCTACAACAAGTTTTACTACCGATGCACAAGTATCTAATTCAGGTCAATATACAAGTGGTGGTGGAGCCTTGGTAAATGGTGGTACATCATTATCAACCAACACTGCTATTGTTGATTTTGCTGATAGGTCGTTTACGGGAGTGACTCTAACTGCAAGAGGTGCTTTAATTTATAATGACACAGCATCAGGTGACCCTGCTGTTTGTGTATTAGATTTTGGTGGTGATAAAACAGCAACGTCAGGCACTTTTACAATTCAGTTTCCTGCTTTTACTGCAAGTGCAGCTATTTTAAG